TGATCTTCACAAAATTGAATTAACTTATCTAATAAACCTACGTATATTTCTCCAGTATGGTTGCTGAATAATCTTATTTTTCCATCCCAATATTTACTACGATACTGTGGCATAAACTTTGCACCTGGCACCTCAAAAGTAAAGTAATCAGATAATTCATAATATACGTGAGTATCTGATTTTACCTGTAGATGTACTTCATTCTTTTTTGAAATAACCAAATGAGACATAACATCCCTATCATTTCAATTATTTATTTACCTTTCTTTGAGTAAAATCTATACCTTCCATATGATCATATTCGTGTTGAAATACTCTAGATGCAAGTCCCTCTAACTTCATTTTATGTTTTTTCTTATCAGCATCTTCATATTTTACAACAATTTTATCTGGTCTTTTAATTTTAAGAAAAATATCTGGGTAAGATAGACAACCTTCTTCCATTTCTACTTCTTCAGTATATGACTTAATAATACGAGGATTGAAGCATACCATTATTTCGTTATGTTCTAAATTTCTTATCATGGAAAATGCTCTTTCCCATATACCTATTTGATTTGCAGATATACCAATACCATTATAATGTATCATATTTTCTACCAATGTTTTAGATAAAAAATGACGATCTAATTTATAACTACACGAATCAATTCGATGATGAAATAATTGATGTTCTGGTTTTACTAGTTCTCTTATCATTAGAATCCTGACTGAAACTTCTGCCATTCTATGGCATTTTTAATTTGATATGTACGATTTGATACTACTCGTATTATTTCTTCTAGAAATTTTAAGGTAGTATCATAATATTTTATCTTCATGTCAATTGCATTTAACTTGTCATCTGCTTCCATATGCCTCTGTATTGCGTCTTTCTCCCTAACCTTATACGGAAATGGATCTTCCACATATATTTCTGCAGGTGCTTTGCCAGTATAATAGTTATGTCTTTCCAAACGAATACGATTATACGACTCTCTTGCCTTCTCTCTTAGTAGAGAAATAGTATTATAAACTGTATAATACTTTGAATGTAATTGAGGTATTTTTAATGATTCATCATGTAGGTTATCAGGATCAATAACAGAGTCTTTCTGCCACATCTCCTGAATTTGTTCAAGATTCATAAGGGTGTTCTTCCATCTGGTTCTACTATATTATACACTGTATATTTAAAAACTGCTTCAGCTGTAAAGAAATTTATATCAGTATCTGATGCTGTAAAATCAAGTGATGTTAAACTCACTGGGAATAAGTCATTAAACTTTACAATCGCAGTATCTCTGTAATTACTATTCAATATATGTAAACTACCATCACAAAAACTTTGAGTTCTATCTCTAAGTCCATCCTCGTCAATATTTAAATTTTTAAATTCTTCAGTTGTCTCAGGATATCCCAAACCTTTTAACCAATTATGAATCAACATATAGTTTTCTAAATTTTCATCCACTAAAAAACTCAAAGTAAAATCACCAAATTGTAATTTATCACCAGGTATATCAATATCTTTTAGATATGATGTTTGTACACTTGTTCCTAAAGTTAACTCAGGTATTCTTGAGGAGTATGAAAAAAATGTTACTTTACGATTTTTCGATAAAGTAAATTTAAATCCTATGGGTGATAAAAAATTACGATTTTCTATCTGGTTTTCATATGCTCTTGCCATAATTATTCACTCACTACAACTGCATTTTTCCACCAACTAGGTTGATAGGTATATGATTTATTTCCTATTGTACGTGTGACACTTGTATTTTTTTGATTATTTGCCTCAGTTTCATCAGTATAAATTTTACGTGATTCATATTGATTCGTCCAATTATTGTCTCCTGCATAATATTCCACTCCATCTGTTGGTACAGCTGAACCTAAAATACTAGTTTTCTTGATGTGATACGGCATTTTTTTTCAATTGGTTTTTAAATTTTTTTGCGTAGAGTACATCAGCACTTGAATATAAAACTGGATTTTTCTTTGCTCTTTTGAGGATAAGTTTAGTTGCTTTTTTATCATTCATATAAGTATTTATCACATAAAAAAAGAGGGGAATCCCCTCTTTTGATACTGAATTGTAAATTTTTAGATAAGTACCTCCTTACAAATACGTTTACATACAGATTGTCTATCATCACATTCGATTAGACACTCGTAGTATTCTGTAAGTTTTGCATCGTGTTCTTCTTCATATGAACCTGCTAATTGATTATATGATACTAGGTTGTGCATAATAGCTCCATTAAAGAATACAAAAGATAAGATTACAAAGAGGTTTTCAGAGCATCTTGTTTATCCTAATTCTACCATTATTTAGTTAGGAGATCAACACAAAATAGATTTTATTAACAAAAAGAAATGCCTACGAGTTTATACCTAGACAAAAAAAAGAGACCCCGTAGGATCTCTTTGAAAGATATAGAATATTTGAATTACATTAGGTTTTGAACTGTAACTCTTCTATAGTATCTGTTAGAGTTGGCAATAAGTTTACCAAGACCTGCAGTTGTACCTTGTGCAAATGGGTTTGCTACGATACCGTAACGAGTCTTAAACCCGATTTTTGGCTGGAAGGTGTTTTCTCCCACTGCACGAACCATCTGTAATGGAACATATGGGCAGTAGAATAAACCTGCGTCATAAGGTGATGTACCTTTGTAACCCATGACATAATACTGTTTACCAGTACCAGAACCTGCTGTTGGAGCATTTGCTGAATAAGGATCAATGTATACACGATACTTACCTGCAAGAACACCAGCAAATGTGTTACCTGTGTCATCAACGTTTAAGTTTGCATTAAGTGCAGGTGTGTAATCTAATACACCAGCCATTGTTAATGCAGAAGCAACGTCAGCAGAGCAAAGGATCATGTTACCCTTTCCACGACGAGTTCTTTGTGCGATTGCGTTTGCATCTCTTTCCATCTGGAAGATAAGTCCCTTGAACTTCTCAACTGACCATCTACCGTTTGAATCGATATCTAAATCGAATGTTCCAGCAGTTGCAACGTTTTGACTAGCACCAGTTTCAGCAGACTTGTAGATAGTTCTAATAACTTCTCTATTGATTTCAGCAAGAATCTCTGTTGAGAGAATGTTTGCTAATTCTGCCTCTGCATTTAGACCATGAATTGCCTTAAGGTCTTGAGCAAGTTCTAAACTGTACTCTGCCTTTAGTGCTCTGGACTTCGCAGTAACGGTAACCTTCTCAATTGAGAATGCCATCTCATTGAAATCGTTACCTGTTGATCCGAGTGCTTCTGATGTCTCGGTATCCATACCCTGACCAACTGCATATGCTGCCTGAGTTGAGTTGCTTGATGGGTTAAGTGCGCCTGGATTATCTCCACCAACACCGCCACCAGGACCACCAGTTGTACCGAAACCAACGTTTGCTCCGTCAGATCCATCTACATACTTACCTGTTGCAAGTGTTTTATCGGTTCCAACACCAGAGAAGCCTGTATTTGCTTCGTCGAATAGTGCTTCCTCTCCGGACTGAGATGTAAATCTAGATCTCATTGCGAAGATAAGTCCTGTTGGACCTGTCATTGGTTGAACACCTGCTAGGTCATATGCGACCAAGTTAGGCATTGAACGACGGATTAGTGAGATCAAAACAGGGTCGAAACCTTTGATCGCACCAGTTGCTGATCCACTCAATCCAGCAGCTTGTCCTGCTGAACCTGTGCTGTTTGTTGGAACAGCTTCTGAAAGAAATTCTCTTTCTTCTCTAATTGCTTTTTCTTGATTTTCTAGGAGAACTGCAGTAACCATTCTACGATGTGCGTCCTTAATTGGATCTGCACCTTCATAGTCTAAAAGGGGTGCCCACTTCTCCTGCAAACCATCTGAATTAATTGATTGCATTTGAATTGATTGTTAAGTTTACTGATTATGTTAAAATCACTTTTTAGTAACTCTCTGCAATGACTGAAGGTAAGTTTCCATTGTTCCACTATACTGTGGTTGATGACCTGTTTCTGTACTTTCAGAAATTGTTTCTGCTGTGTCTTTTTGTTTTTCAGTTGAGAAATAAGAATCTCTCAAAGTTACTAGTTTTTCACGATAGTTGTCTTCACTTTCGAACTCAACATTTTCAGAAAGAGATTGTAACTTCTCTTTTTGAGTAATGGCAAGACCCTCAGAGACTTCTGCGAAAATTACGTCGGAAGTTGATTCTGATAATCTCTTTTTAAGAGCAACATTTTTATCAATTTGCTCGTTGAGTTTATTCTCCATTTCATCAAGTTTTTCTACCATACTATTAAGTACATCATATTTATCTTCAGGGATTGATACATAATGTTCTTCAAATAGACTCTTCATTCCTGCGAGGAATGAATCAGTCATCTCTGTTTTAAGTCCTCTTTCGAGAGCTAATTCATTTTCAGAGACCCACTCGTCAGCAACATACTCTAAGTATGCATCGACTCTTTCAGTGAGTTCTGATTTTAATGTTGAAATTTCTTCGGTAAGAGCTTTTTCATATTCTTGCTCTACCTCCTCTTTTACTTCTGCAATTTTAGATGTTATTGCAGCTTCAAAGATTGTTCTTGCTTTTTGTTGAAATTCTTCAGAAAGTTCTTCACCAGCAAGAAGTGCTTCAATGTCTTCTTCGATGTTTATCTCTGCAATAATTTCTTCTTCTTCAGATTCCTCAGTTGTTTCTTCTTCAGATACTACTTCTTCTTCAGATGTTTCTTCTTCAGATACAACCTCATCTGTTACTTCTTCGTCTTCGGCAACAACTTCACCTTCTGACTCAGATTCTTCCTTCTTCATTCCTGCTGGCATAGGGTCTGCAGGTTTAGCAGCTTTGTTTACAATATCTTTAACTTGTTTTAATATTGCACCAGCGTCCTTTAATTTTGCTGAATCGTCATCAGGTTTATAATTTTCTGGAGTAGGACCACCTAAGTCATCGACTGAAGCGTTCATTCCTCCTGTGGTTAACTTCTGCATTGGTTCTGCAGGTTTAGCCCCTTTGGTTACTACGTTTTCCATGTTGTGTAAATGTTGCCTTGGGAATTTTTCTATATTTATTTATAGAACTTATAGATTTGAAATAAAATCACTGAATAAATTTAACTTATGTTCTTCCAATCTACCTTGATCTACAAGAGTATTAATTCTCTTTTTTGTTTGTGTTGCTTGCTGTTCACGAAGAATTCCTCCTTCCCAAACCCATTCTTTTCCTTCCATAATTCCAGATACAAATGCATCAG